GGGGTGTCGGTGGCCACGATGGAGCTGGTAGCGGCGTTCGACACCAGGGTCTTCGCGGTACCGTCCCAGCGCAGGCGGCGGTTGGTCGACGGCGCGGCCACGTCGGAGGCGAACTCCAGGTACGGCAGATCCGAACCAACGCGGTTGGCGCTGTTGTTCTTCTTGCTGTACGAGACGCCCGACATGGTCAGGAACGCCAGCTGGTCGATGCGGTCGGCGAGCCAGTAGGCCAGCACGTCGCGACTGTTGCCGCGGAACTCGACGATGGACTTCTGGTCGGCCATGCGGCCTTCATGCCGATTGGCGTGACGAAGCTGGTCGATGCGGATGACCTGATCGAAGGTCTGCATCGCTTCTTCGTTGCCTTCCAGCGTGCGGTCGCCGGCAACGCCGTCGCCTTGCAGATCGGCCAGCAGGGTGATCACGGCGCGAGCGCCCTTCTCGGTCTTCTTCAGCTCGGTGATGTGCTGAATCAGCGAGTTCGGGCCCTTGCCCAGGAAGCGGTTCACGAAGGACTGGTTGCGTGCCTGACGCCACAGATCCATCGACCAGATGGTCTTCTGCTCCGAGGTCAGCAGGCCAAAGTTAGTCAGTGCCATGGGGCACCTCCTTTTAGCGAGTTGAGGTTGTTTCCGATTCGCCGTGTATCGCCACGACCTGCGAGCAGTTGAAGCCTATGTCGTCGGCCTCGCACGATGGCTGCGAGTGTACGCGAAAAAAGAGCCGCGACAAGCGCGGCTCAAACAGGGCTCACTGGGAACTCAGGCGTCGAAGAGGTGGATGCGGCGGTCCAGAACTTCGATGAGAGCGATCTGCAGCGTGTACTGCTGCTGCAGAAGGCCGGCTTGTTCGGCGTCGATCTTCGCGAAGTGCTCAGACGCGATGAACGACGCCAGCTTCACTGCGCGCTCGTTCAACTCGTTGCGCTCGTCGATGACGCGCTGCTGATAGTCGGGGCGGCTCATGCTTCGACCTCGTCGCCGCGCATCTTCGCGAGGTCATCGTCGCTGAGCTTGCGGAAGTCGTCGTAGCTCATCTTCATGACCGCCTTCGCGTCGAGACTGCCGCCCATCTTGTCGCTGTCCTGGCCAACCTTCTTCAGGTCCGCCGGCTGCTTCGAAGCTGCGTCGATGTTCTTGTCGCGCTGGGTCTTGCGGCGGGCCTCGGCTTTCGCCTTCGCCTCGTCTTCCGCAGACACGCGCGGCGTGGTCTCCGTGGCCCGCTCCTGCGCCTTCGTGGCCGCGCCCATGATGAGCTTGATCGCCTTCTGCAGCGCGTCGGTCGGCGTGTAGCCGCGACCCTGGTACGCGGCCTTCAACTCGAGCACCTCAGCTACCTTCTCCTTGTCGAAGTCCTCGTGCGACGGATTCAGCGCGGGGTACGCTTCCTCCATGCGGTCGACGGTGGCGTCGTAGCGCACCTGTTCGACGGCGCGGGCCTCGGCCGCGGCGACGCTCATGTTCACGCGCTTGTCGTTGATCTCACGCTCAGTGACGCGGATCTCACGCATCTTCGACGCGGCCTTGTCCAGCTCGCCGTCTGCCATGAGCTTCGCGTACTCGCCCTCAGCCTTGATCACCTTGTCTTCCAGCGCGGTGATCTCTTCGTTCGTGGAGGCGATGGCCTTGCCCTGCTTGTACTGGGCCAGCTCGCGCTCGACAGCTTCGCGGCGGTTGCGCTCGGCCTCAAGGATCTCCTTGTGGCGCGACAGCGGCAGGCGCGTGTCCTTCTTGCCCTCGGGCTTCTTCTCGCCCTTCAGGCCTTCCTCGGGCTTGTCCTCGTCGTCCGGATCATCCTCGGGCGGGTCGGTATCGTCATCGTCCAGCGGGTCTTTCGGCTCGTCCTGCACCTCGCTCTTGACGGGCTCAGGCTTCTTGGCGTCATCGCCCGTGGGGTCGAAGTCATCGCCGCGGTCGACCGTGCCACCGCCCGTCGAGCCGTCGTCGCCGGCCGGGGCCATGTACGGAGTGAAGATCCAGTGAAGGCGGTGTTTCATGCTCGTAGTCCTTGCTTGGGTTTTGCCGTGTTACCGGCGGGTTGCGCAGCTGCCTGCTGCACCATGGTAGCGCGTTGCACGGCAGCATTCTGCTCCTTCAGGCGCATGTCCTGCTGAGCCTCCTGGCGACGCAGGCCAAACTCGAAGTTCATTTTCCGCTCGGCCAGCGCCGCCTCGTGCTCGAACTTCCGGTCGTCGAGCGCCATCTCGGCGTGCGCCTCCATCATCTTGACCTGAATGCCGTTGTCCTCGGGCGGCGTGCTGGCCTCCTTATGGGCCTTGACCAGCTCCGACTGCTTCTTCGCTTCCTTGAGGCCGGCGTCCGCGTGCTTCTGAGCGGCTTCGCCCTCAGCCTTGCTGACCTCGGCCTCCTGGCCACGCTGCTGCAGGCGCTTCTGCATCTGCGCCTCGGGGCTGTTCTGCTGGTCGTCCATCGCCTTCACAAGGTCGCTCTTCTTCAGCAAGCGGCTGTTCTCGATGATGAACCGATCCGGGATCTGGATGCCCTGCTCGCGCATGCTCATGGCCTGCTCGAACTGGCTGTCCTCCAGGGTCTCGCGCTGCGGCACGGAGCTGATCACCACGTCGTACTCGCCCAGCATCAGGTCGTTGACGACCTCGCCGGTCGTCGGGTCCTGCTGGTTGATCTGGAACGACTCCGACTGGCCCGCCAAGGCGTCGTGGGTGATCGTCAGCACGCGCGGCTCGGTATAGAACTGCTGCACGAGGTCGAGGACGTTCCGCGCCAGGATGAAGTCCGTGCGCGTGAGGCTGTCCAGCGGCTTGACGAGGTTCGTGCTGCCGGCCTGACGCTTCGCCTGGATCGCCTTGGCAGCGACGTCAGCGCGGTCCTGGCCCTGCATGCTGTCGCTGATGCCGGAGATGCCCTTGATGTGCTCTTCGGCCTTGAAACTGACCCGGTCGAGGCCCTGCGGCACCTGATTCGGGGTGATCTTGACGATGTCCTTATCAGGGTCGCCGTTCGTCTCGATCACAAGGCCGCTCTCGGCGCCGCGCATCTCCAGCTCTTCAGCGCTCATGTTCGTGAGCGCACCGGACTTCACCTTCCAGCCGCTGTTCGCCGTGGTGTTCACGACGTGAAGCTCCTGGCTGCTGACCTTGTTCAGCAGCTCCTGCGGGCCGAGCAGGTTCTCGACGAGGCCGATAGTCGTACCGTGGCGGAAGAACGGGAAGTACGGGACCACGGTGAAGTGCTTGTACGGGCTCCAGTCGTCGTGCAGGCGCACGTTGTCCGCGATGACGGTCCAGCGGATGCGCTGCACCAGCTTCTTCACCACCTCGAACCCGAACTTCTCGCGGTACCACGCGATACGGTTCGCGTCGAAGTCCTCCGGCACCGGGCGCATGTCGCCCGTCTCGCGGGAGACGAAATGCTCCTGGCGGTCGAGCACCTTGTGCTGGCGCTCGATGATGCGGATGTTCCGCATCACGGCCGACTCGTCGTAGGTGCCGTTGTACATCGGGTTGAACCGGTCGCCGAAGCGGTCGCGGTTCGACTGGATGCTGTCGTAGCCGTACGGGAAGAAGCTCTGCTCGCGGTTGCGCAGCAGCTCAGCGTCGGCCTTCGAGTAGAGGATCGCGATGTCATCCGCGCTCACCCACTTCGTGACGAACACCTCTTTCCACGTGTCGGGGTCGTAGTCCTCGCCGTCCGGGTCGACGATCACGTTCTTCGGATTGATGTTGTCGATCACCACCTCGCCCTGCAGGCTGTCGGTGAATCCGACGCGCACATCAAGGTAGCCGCGGCTGGAGATGATCCCGTCCGCGAACGCATCCGACCGCTTCCAATCGAGCTGGTTGTTGTCGCTGATCTGCTTGAAGACCTTCGTCAGCACCTCCGCCGTCTTCGGGTCCGCACCGCTGCGCGGCCGGAACGCGATCTCGCTGCGGTTGTAGATCTGCTCGCCCATCACGTTGCCGATGGTCGAGATGATCTTGTTGATCGTGAGCGCCGGCCGGCGCTGCAGGTTCAGCTTGGCCTTGTCGGCCTTGCTCCACTGCTCGCCGCGGAAGAACGCCTCGCACTTGTCAGCCTTCTCGATGAACTGACTGTGGCCGTTGTCACGGGCCCAGGCGTAGCGGTACCAGACTTTCGTCGCGAGCTTCGTGTCGATGGGCATAGCAGACCTTACTTCAGGAACTTGAGCTTGTAGTAGCTTCGGTCGATTGTCGAGAGAATCTCGTCAATCAGGTTCGCCAGCTCAGTCTCCCCGCCTGCGCACTCGGTGCGGTGCTCCGATACCCACTTCGACAGGTCGCGCAGGATCTCCAGCGGCGTGCCCGTGGGCAGCGGCACGGCAGGGAAGTTCTTGAACTGGCCTTCGACACCCATGCAGCACTCAGCGAACTTGTCGGTCGCTTCCAGCAGGGCGGTGTAGAACTCGTCGAGGGCCACGTGTTCGGCGTAGGTCTTCGACAGGAGGTGGGCGTAGTGCGCAGCGGTGCGCACGGCGAAGCAGCGAGCAACCAGCTCAGCGCAGCAGTCAGCCATTCTTCTTCCCCGAACAGCCGCAGGGCTGCTTGTTCACGCAGTTCATGATCGCCGCGTTCATCACGCGGCTCAGCTCATCGTCAGGGGCGAACTGGGAGGCAATCAGGATGCCTTGAAGGAACGCGACGGTCTCGCTCGGGCCCATGCCGGCGGGCACTAGGCCGCCATGTGACTTGCTGCCCCCATCCCGATCCCCTTCAGTTTGTCCTTCCATGACTCCACCTTCTGTTGTTGCGGTTTCCGAGGGGCTGCGCGGCCGATGCAGAGCTGCGTCATCCAGGCCAGACTGTCCACGCAGTCGTCATGCACACCAGCCGGGAACCGTAGCAGCTCATTGCGTACCACCTCGTACCACTCGCCGGCGTCATTGAAGCTCACCATCCCCTGCTGCATGCGGCCTTGCAGAGGTCGGGCTCGGGCCATCTTGTCGGTCACTGGCTTCAGCACCTCGATGACCGGATAGAAGCGCCGCTCCTTCATCCGCTTGTACAGCAGCGCAGATATTGCGCGCCAAATCTGCCCGTCTTCGAACCCAAGAATCAGGTTGGGACTGTACCACCGCTGACATAGATTCAAGATGCTCTCCACTATGAAGAGCGCGTCGCCGCTCTTGAAGCGGAGCACCTCTGCGACGTGGATCACGTCGTCGCTGTCCTGCAGTCCGACGCTGCCGACCGTGTAGTCGTTCGCTGTCTTCTCACTGATCGCAAAGTCGAACGCGATGTACACGTTGCTCCGCTTCACCGCCGGCAGCGGAGCGCGACGGAACTGCTCGCGCAGGAAGTACGCGCCGTCATCAGGCACCGGGTTCTGCTGGTACAGCGCCGACCACCAGCGCCCGCCGCGGTTCTGCGCCTTGATCCGCAGCAGCTTCGGCAAGTCGTACCGCGCCGGGTGCAGAGCCTCGCCCTTGCGGCGCAGCAGACGGTGCGTCGTGGCGTCGTGCGCCTCCATGTCGAGTTCAATCTCGTCGGTCGCGAGGTTCAGGTACTCGTCCGCCTCTGCGATGGCTGGGTACTTCACCACGTCGAACTGGTCGATGCCGTCCTCGTCCGAGCCCAGCTTCATCATGTTCTGCAGGCGGCCTGCCAAGTCATCGTCGTGCCACCACGTCTGGATCACCAGCACGCCGCCGCCGGGCGCGAGACGCGAATACGCGGTCGACAGGTACCACTCCCAGGTCTTCTCTCGGCCGTCCGCGCTGTCCGCTTCCTCCGCGTTCTTCACCGGGTCGTCGATCACCAGCACGTGAGCGCCCTTACCCGTGATCGGGCCGCCGATACCAGCCGCCACATAGCCGCCGCGGTGCCCTGCCACGCCCCACTCTTCCGTCGAGCCGTTGTTCGGGTCCACCTTCGTGTCCGGGAACACCGTCTGGTACGCGCCGGTCTCGAGAATCTGCTTCACCTTGCGGCTGAAGCCCATCGCCAAGCTCAAGTTGTACGAGCACGCGATGAACTCGTGGTCTGGAAAGCGCCCCATGTGCCATGCGGGGAAGTTCTTCGACGCGATCTCGCTCTTGCCGTGCCGCGGGGGCATCAGCAGCATGAGCCGCGGGCTCTTGCCGGCGGCTACGTCGTCGCTGAACTTCTCCAGACGGCGGCAGATGTCGTCATGCACCCAGCCCGCGAGGTACTTCGGGTTCAACCGCTGGATGAACCGCAACAGACGCCGGCGCGACAGCACCCGGTCGGCCATCTCCGCCTGGATCGCTTGCTGCTTGGGTGATGTTGGCAGCTGAGAGGGCTCCGACGTGGCAACCGGCGTACTTTTCTTGGTTGAACTGGCCCCACGCGCCGCTTTCGGCGAGTGTGCGGTAGTGGCAGCTGTAGTGCGCTCGGAAGTCGGCCGTTTCGTCTTGGAGACGGTTGGTTTTGAGGAACCAGTTGAGGTTCGAGTGGTTTTTGTGGCCGAGGAAGTAGTCTTTGAACGAGTCGTACTCGAAGCCTTCCGAGTCGTAGTACTTCGCTTTGGGGTCGAAGTCATTCGTCATCTCCGTCCGTCTCCAGTTGGGCCATGGCAGACACGCCTTGAGCGACCATGTTCATCAGATCCTCGTCCGACATGGCGTCCAGGCGCTTCGCCAGAGTTTTGCCGTTGATCGTGATGTCCAGCTTCTTCTGCACCGGCTCGTAGAACCCGCACATCTTGCCGATTTCGCGTGCCGCGCTGACCATCGTAGCGGGCTCGGCCATCAGTTTGGCCATTTCGTAGGCCTCAAGGTGCATGTCCATGACCTTTTTGCGGTCCATCTGCGCCGCTTCTGCGTACAGGCGCTTCTCTTCCTCGTAGAGCGCGATTACCGCAGGGATGTGGACGATCCGATATGCGTAGCTAGCCCCGTCGCCGTAGCCGGCGCGTGCGCTGGCCGTCGCAATCGACTCGCCTTGAGCCCAGAACTTCACGAACTGCTTCGCCTTGTCCGTCAGGACGAAGTTTTCGACGGTCGCCAGCTCCGCTGTCGTCCTGTTCGTCATGCTGGTGCCGCCGCGGGCCTGCGCGATGTCCTTCGCCTTGCCTTCCTTGGTCGTTCGGGCACCTCGTTTCTTCGTGATCGGCCGCGTGACGATCTTGAGGCCTCGTCCGGTGCCCTCGGCGTTCAGTGGCTTGGTCATATTTTTCAAAAATTTTTGAAATTACGCGAAGTGTAAAGGGGTGGGGTGGGTGTCGGAGGTGTTTAGGGCTACGGGCGAGCGCGTGGGTCCCTTCCCCTACCCGGAAGCTGCTTCGACCCCCACTTCGGATTCGGGTCCGAGTCGGTCGTTAAAAGAATGCTTTCTCCCTGCCACCAGCGCTTCGTTCGTCCCTCACTTCGCGCCCGTTCTCGTGGTGTGTCTTTCACATCTTCATCTACTTGGAGCACATCATGAACTTCGACGCCCACCGCCTGTTCCGCTTCATCACTGGCATGCTGATCACGTTCGCTGCGTACTCTGCTGTCTATGCGCTGCTCAGCACGTTCTTGTGGGCTTGGCTCGCAGCTGTGCTGGCCTTCGCTATCACTGTGGCTGCTGACGTTGTGTACAACTACAGCGGCAAGGGCTGCGACGTCATCGAAGCTGGTGGCATCAAGGCCCTCACCGGTCTGCGTGCTCTGCGTGCTCGCATGGGGGTGTGAGATGGAAGTCACCTACCTGGACCTCACCCCTGAGGCAATGTTCATCTTGTTCAACGTGCTGGAGGCCTAACACCATGGCTACTATGACCAAAGCTCAAGTGCTTGCTGAGAACGCAGGCCTGCGTCACAACAATGAGCTGCTGCGCACGCAGCTCGAAGAAGCGCAAGCGAAGCTCGCAGTATTCGAGCGCCCGCCTACACGCGTCGTGCACCACAAGCCTCGGCCCATGGTGTATGAGTTCAACCCCGCTATCCCTGGCGACTTCGACCGCGCATCGAAGCTCGCTCGTGCCACCAACGGCATCGTCAAGCGCGCAATTGTTCAATAACTCGGAGATCCATCATGGCTACTCGTAAGACTGCTACCAAGCCCGCCATCAAGCCCGTCGCTGCTGCGTCCAAGCCCTCGCGTGACGAGGCATTCGCCAACTGGCAAGACGCCAACAAGAAGCTGTTCGATGCGTTCGACGTGCCTTCGCATCGTCGCGCCATCACCAGCATGGTCGTTGGTTGCATCGTTGGCGGCGGCCTCAGCTACGCTGGGGGTCAGGTCGTGACCCTCGTGGTTACCGGAGCGCTCGTGCTCACGGGTTCTGCGTTCCTGGCGCTGCTGCTCTACGTCATCGGCTTGTGCCTGACTGTGTACGGCGCGTTCATGGCCGGTTGCACCGTGCAGAACTGGGTGCTCACCAAGAGCGCAGACAAGTGGTTCGCCGGTGCCAAGACCAAGTGCAGCGATGCGATGGATCGCGTTCGCGGCTTCACGTTCGGAGGTGCTCAACATGCTTGAGATGGGCGTGGTCGTAGGCCTCGGCCTCTTGGTCATGTTGGTCAAGATGAGTTGGAAGTGGCGCATGCGTGTCATCTCCAATCCACTCGTGACCGACGTCATCGTCCTCGTGGGACTGACCTTGGTGCACTGGGGAACCTTCAGTGGCGTGATGGTCGCTGCGGTCGGAGCTTTGTTCTGCTCCATCGTGTTGAGCATCGCTCGCAAGTGTGTTGGCTACATCGGTCCTAACGGCTACGTGCCTGGACTGTGGAACGTCGAGGAGAAGCTCTGATGACTTCGCAGTTCCGTGACCGACTGTGGGAACTGGAACGCATTGTCGATGTCTTGGCGCGACGTCACCCGCAGTACTACAAGGTGCAGAACTTCATCGCTGAATGCCGGCGCAAAGCCAGGAGCAAGAAATTCGATGCTCACTACGCTGAGTGCCGTCGTTGGCAGCACGTGGTGCTCACCATCCGTGCTCTGCCCATCGAACAGGTTGAATGGTTGGTCTCCATGGCCAAGCAACTCAATGCCAATCAACCACCGCCTACTTGAGCTGAACTCGCTCAAGATCATGGTCGAGCTGTTCACTCGGCTCGGAGCTAAACGAGCAGCACATCGCTGCTTCATCGAGATGCTGTCTGTCGCACGGCATCTCTCGGAGGACAAATGAAACTCATGCTCACCATCTCGGTCGAGCGTCGTGGCTGGACCGATCACTACACACTCGGTCCTGTCTCTGGCTCTACCGCGCTGTACATGGGAGCTTTGCTCCTGTCCCTCATCTCGATGGGAGTGATGCTCGCATGGCGCGTGTAGCTCTCACCGAGGCGCAACTGGCTGTCGTCGAACTCTCGTACAGCCAGAACGAACGGCTTCAGATGCTCATCGAGCAGTTCATCGACGATGACGCATCTGGTTGCCGTGATCCCTTCGACGTGATCGCCGAACTCGAAGAGCTGCTCGGCTATCCCATCTACTTCTCGTGAGGCACCGATGTAGATCGCAAACTCAACCCTGCTTGTCTGGGGTGCGACAGTAACG